CGCCTGGGCCGCCGCCTGGGCCGCCGCCAGGGACGCCGCCTGGGCCGCCGCCTGGGCCGCCGCCTGGGACGCCGCCAGGGCCGCCGCCAGGGCCGCCGCAGAGCTCAAGCAAGCGCAATGGCTCCGCGAGAACACCAAGCCGACGCTCCCGGACGAGGCACAATAGCCAGAGATGGCGGAGGGGGAGGGATGAACGACGCAAAGAAAGTTCGGATCGCACTTGCAATGACCGAGGCGGCATTACCAGCCATCGGATCGGATCGGATCGGGGAACCAAAACTCGATGCAATGTGGGATCGATTCCTCGGAAGGATCAAGGACGCATTGAAGGAGATTCGAGAGGATTTAGAAAATGAGTATCCAGAATGAAACTCACGATCCGATACACCGCAGGGGATCCGCCGAGGGAATGGATTGAAGAGATTCAAGCTGTTTCAATGGCCTACGACGGGCGCATCTGTCGAATTGAGGCGGTGATGCCCGAAGCGATGGTCCGGCGAATTCATGGATCGTCGGACGCCACCCTCTGGCAACGCATCAAGTGGTACGTCCCATTTCTTTTTCTCGCCATCGTGCTCACCGGATGCCTCGACGACATCCCGCCGCCCGAGGCAATCACGGGGGAGCCCAACTACTACGCCTGTGGGTATTACCAGCCTCCGCTAGCCGATACCGCAGGCTACACCGTCCAGGACTCCACGCGAGCCTGTCCGGACGGGTCGATGCCCCAGCTTTTCGAGGCGACATGGCTGGACACGGACTACGACTGCCCCGTGATCTGGGGCTACGTCGTGGACGGATCGATCCGCAGGCGGTTCGCGTGCTACTCCGGGAAAATGGACACGGCATGGCCTCTGACGCACAAGCTCTAGCGCATCCCGGCGCGAGAGTGTATGTTTGGGGAACGATGGCACGCCTTAGACCAGACCAGTGGGCAGACATCCGCGCCGCATGGATCGGGACAGACAAGCCCATCCGGGAGCTTGCAAGGGAGTTCGGGGTGGACCACAAGTCCATCACCGAGCGGGCCGGGAAAGAGCTTTGGGGGGACCGGAATTCCAGTTTGCGAAAGGCTGAGAAGGTCGCGGCCCGTCTCGCTGGCTCCCCAAAACCCCCCAACGAACCCCCCAATGGGGAGGACACGGAGGCGGATCGCGATGTCGAGGTGATGACCATCGCTGGCGACGTGGGCCGATCCATCCTGGAGCGGTGCCGCGATCTCCTGCAAGGCTCGCTCGATCCGAAGGACCTCAACCAGACGACAGACGCATGGCGCAAGGCAATTGACGGGTACCGGAGGGTGCGCGGCCTTGACCTGCCTGCCCCTCCCGGCGATGCTGCCCCCCGTGCTTACGCCGACCTGACGGACGAGGACCTTGATCGGAAGATCCGTGAAGCCGAAGCCCAAGGGGGCTAAAGCTCTCCTCGCCGAAAAAGCTTGGAGGTTTGACCAGATGCGCCGCGAATTGGCGCGAAGGTCATTCAAGCAATTCTGTATCCACGCGTGGAATGAGATTCCAGGCGAGCAATCGACGCCGCTTATCTGGAATTGGCACATGGATATATTCTGCAAGGAATTAGAGGCGCTGGTCCGAGGGAAATCAAAAAAGCGGAACCTCGTTATCAATGTCCCGCCTGGATCGGGTAAGTCCTCTTTCGTTTCGATTCTCCTCCCGGCGTGGGTATGGCTTTGGAAGCCTGAATGGACATCGCTTTTCGTATCCGGTGCCGACGACGTTTCAATCCGCGATTCGATGAAATGCCGGGGATTAATTACCTCGGATTGGTACAAAGGCTTCGGGAATGCGTGGAAGCTCGCGCCTGACCAGGACGCTAAGGGGTGGTTCAAGAACACCAAGGGCGGCGAACGGCAGGCGACGACCATCGGGTCCAGGGGCACCGGCAAGCGCGTGGACGCGGTGTTCTTCGACGACCCGAACGACACCAAGGACAACTCGGACACCAAGCTCCAGGCTGTCTCGGACGCCTACCGGCTGACGTTCCAAAATCGCCAGAAGGACATGACCAAGGGCATCCGGTGCCTGATCCAACAGCGAACCCACCTGAAGGACCTGACGGGGTGGATTCTGGGTACGGACCCTGACGCATGGGCGCGGATCTGCATTCGGCAGGAGTTCGAGGCCAACGATCCCGACAAGCACCCGGATGACCCGCGAACCGAGGCGGGTGAGCTGTTCTTTGAGGCGCGTAACCCCCGCGACGTGGTGGACTCGGAGAAACGGAATCTCGGGACTGTCGGGTACGCCGGGCAGCACCAGCAAAGGCCGATTCCGCAGGAGGGTGGGCTTTTCAAGCCAGCCAAGATCATAATCGAGGAACTTGCCCCCGCCAACCTCACCGAATGCCGAGGCTGGGACGCGGGCGCATCCGAGGGGAAGGGGGATTTCACGGTCGGCGCGAAGCTCGGGCGGGCCACGGACGGCGCCTACTGGATCCTCGACATCGCCCGCAAGCAGACCGGCGAGCCCCGGGCGATGGCAAAGCAGCAAGCCCAGCTCGACGGACAGGCGACGGTGATCTCCTGGCCACAAGATCCCGGGCAGGCGGGCAAGGACCAGGCGCAGAGCATGGTCAAGGACTTCGCGGGGTGGATCTTCAAAACCTCGCCAGAGACAGGAGCCAAACGGACGCGGTGGGAGCCGCTCGCCTCGCAGGTCAACGGCGGGAATGTGCGGATGGTCCGGGCTATGTGGAATCGGGCGCTGATCGAGGAGATGGAGACGGACGGGCAGGTCCACGATGACCAATTAGACGCATTGGCGAGGGCATTCACGGAGATTTCCAGAGATGGGGATGCGATGGACGCTTTCCTTTCTGGGAAAGCGCGAGCCTAATCGAATAATCCTCCACGTTTAATCGATTCTTTCGTATCTTCCATTCTCCGAATTCATCGGAACCAAACGAAAGAGGAATCGAATGTCCGAACACCTGAAGACCATTCCCACCGAGGACCTGCACGCGGAGATCCTGAGACGCAAGGCAGGAGAAGTCTCTGCCATGCGGGAGGCCATCGCGGGCCACCGTTCGGCCATCACTGCGTTGGAAGTCAAGGTCACCGCTCTGACCGGCGCGACGACCCCCAAGGCTGGGCGGACGCGCCACGCGAAGATCCCGCACAAGGACGCGGAAACCGCCGTCCTGCAAGCCCTGGACACCTCCGCCACGCCACTGGGGACCTCCGCCATCACTGGCAAGGTCGGATTCGACGGGATCCAACTCAAGCAGGCGCTGACCCGGCTCGAAGCATCCAAAGCGATCAAGCGCACCGGCAAGGCTCGCGGCACCGTGTACGGGGTGGCGTAAGTGGACCTCGCCGAACTCCGCTTGAAGTGCCTGGACCTCGCCTTGTCGATCCAGACGCAGAAGACGGCGGCGGAAGCCATCGCGCAGGCGAAGACGCTGGAATCGTGGGTGACGGCCGAAGAGAAGGAAGAGGCGCCCGCGCCCGAAGGCCAGACACCGAAGGAACGGGTGAGGCGCCAGTACTGAAACGAAAACGGCGGCGGCTCAGTCCGTCGAGCACGCCGCCGTCCGTTCCTGGGCTCTCCAGGGTGGGCTAGTCCTTCGCCGCGATGATCGCTTTGCAGATCGCGTCCACGGCCTCCCTGGCCTCCGCAGGCCGGTCCAGTGGGATCGCCCGGAGCGCGAAGAGCACGGCGTCGAGAAGTTCCCCGGCCTGAGCCTTCGCCGCTTCGAGGATCGCGTTCGCATCTGTGCGGATGGCCTCGATCTCCGGCCATTGGTCCTTGATCCGCCCTTGCAATCCCCGGATCGCCGCGTCCTGCTCCCGCACCGTCCGGAAGATCGCGTCAGGCTTCACGGGCGCCCAACCGAGGTCCAGGAGCGCGGCCCGGGTGCCCTGGTCGGCTAGGTCCAGAATATGGGACCGGATGCGCTCTGCCGTGTCGCCAGCCACGCCAGCGACGGCGATCTCAGCGGACAGCGGGGAGAGCTTGCGGAAGCGGGTCTGGAAGGGGTTGGTCACGCTTCAATCCACGCCAGCACCTTCGCAGCCTCCCAGCGCAGGAGCCGAGGCCCCACGCGGATAGGCAACGGGAATCCCTCGGGGGGATTCGCCAAGCGTCGGTCCAAAGTTGCCCGCGAAATGCCCAAACGGCGGCACATCGTCGCGGAATCCCACATCGTCCCTTCCGGGTAGCCTGACGGCTTATGCTTATCCATGCTTATCCATAAGATAGCACAATCCCGCCCATGCCGGAAGGAAATTCAATTCCCTTGCAATGGCTGAACGCCCTGGCTTCCTGACAAGAGCAAAGAACGCCGTCTCCCTCCTGATGGGCAAGGATTCTTGGTTCCCAGCCGGACAGCCACTGCAGGGAGTCGCACCGCCTGACGCCGTGGCCGGTCGGCAATTCGACTTCTCCCCGAACGTCAATGCCATTGTGCAGCCGCGCGGCGAGGACTTCGGCTCCCGATCGATCCGATTCCCACAACTCCGATTCCTAGCCGATTCCGTCGAGGTCCTTCGGCTGGTCATCGAGACCCGCAAGGATCAGATCTGCGGAATGGAATGGGACTTCCGGGTCATCGGCCAAAAGGGCCAAGCCTCTCGGAACGATCCCCGTGTCCAGTGGTGCCGCAAGTTCTTCCGCCGCCCGGACGGTGCCCACGACTTCCAGACTTGGCTCCGGATGATCCAGGAGGACCTCAACGTCCTGGACGCCGTAGCGATCCGCTGCCAACGCAACGACCAGGGCGACATCCTGGCCTTCGAGCAGGTGGACGGCGCGACGATCAAGCCGCTCATGACCGACATGGGCCGGATCCCTGCGGCGCCCTACGAGGCTTTCCTCCATGTCCTCCACGGGATCTCCGCGATCTCCTACAGCGTGGACGATTTGATCTACAAGCCCCGGAACCTCCGGATCAATTCGCTTTACGGGTACGGCCCGGTCGAACAGATCCAGGTGTACGCCAACATCACGATCCGTCGCCAGATGCAGCAGCTCGGGTACTTCACCGACGGCAACCTTCCAGAGGGCATGGTTCCTGTTTCCGGTACAGCCGAACAGGTCGAGAAGTTCCAGCGCATTTGGGACGCTGGGGAGATCGAGGGGCAGAAGATTGGCCGCGTCCGCTTCGTGCCGGCCGACACCGCCTCGAAGTTCATCCCCTTCAAAGATGCCGTCCTGGCCGACGCCTTCGATGAATGGATGGCCCGGATCATCTGCTACACCTTCGCCGTCGAGCCGACGCCATTCATCAAGGCGGTCAACCGGGCGACCGCGGAGACGGCACGCGACCAAAGCTCCAAGGAAGGCGTTTCGGTCCAGCTCAAGTGGGTCAAGAGCCTCCTGGACGAGATGGTCCAGGAATACCTTGGCTTCGAGGAGATCGAGACCTTCGTCGCGCCGATTGACGAGACGGACCCGATCGATCTCGGGGCGCATTGCCAGATCCTGGTCGAATCCGGAATCATGCGCGTGGACGAGGCGCGGGAAAAGCTCGGGCTCGAAGGCGATGCCCCGCTTCTTCCCGCGCCTCCACAGGCTCCGACCGAAGAGACGCCGGGCGCCCCGGTTCCCGTGGCCGCGCCGAAGCCTCCGGAAGCCCAACAGGTCGCGCACGTTGCCCGCCTGAATCGCGCCGTGTTCAACGCCAAGCGGTCCCGCGCCCTGGCGGTCAAGCGTGAAACGGCGATCACCGATTCCGTTTTCTCCTACTTCCAGAAGCTCGCGAACCATGCCGCCGAAGAGATCGGAAAATCGATCCATCGTGTCCAGCGTGCGGACTCCGAGGATGGATTCGATCCGGACACGATCAACCTTCAGGAGGACAATTTCCTCAAAGCCGTGGGTCCGTCGATTGAATCCATCTTCGGGGATTCCGCATCGATTGCCCTGGACGAAACGGGAGCCGCGGTCAAGCTCGGGTTCAAGGCGGAATCCGCCGAATGGGCCAAGGAGCGGGGGGCATGGCTGGTCGGGAAGCATGTCACGGACGAAGGCGAGGTCGTGGACGCGATCCGTCCTGAGTACCGGGTGACGGACATTTGCCGCCAATCCATCCGCGACGTGACTGCCCAGGCCACCGAAGAGAACTGGACCACCTCGAAGATCGCGGAAGTCCTGAAGGACGACCACGCATTCAGCCGCGCCCGCGCCCAGACCATCGCATCGACGGAAATCGTCAACGCGGACGAGCAAGGGAAGCTCGCGGGTTGGAAGGCTTCGGGCCTGAAGCTCCAGAAGCGGTCCATCCTGGGATCCAACGAGAACCACGGAGCGGACGACATCCTCAACGCGGCCGAGGGATGGATCCCGCTGAATGACCCGTACCAGGACGGGAATCAGGCTCCTCCTCTGCACCCAAATTGCAGATGTACCTCAGTCGCAAGGAGCATTCCGTGAAGCCCCTAGTCATCCCGAAGTCGCTTCCCGCGCTTCGCCGCGCCAAGCCTTCACGCCGCCTGAATCGTTCGTTCAAAATCTGTCGCGTGGACGCCGAACAGCGGATCGTCGAAGGCATCGCGGCTACGGATCAGGAAGCGACCGACGGCTACATCATCACCAAAGATGCGATGCTCGAAGCGTGGCCCGAATACATGAAGTTCGGGAACATCCGCGAGATGCACCAGGACATCGCGGCCGGAGTCGTTCGCCAATGGGAGATGCAGGAAGACGGGATGCACATCTCCGTCTTCGTCGCCGACGACTCCACCTGGAACAAGGTCAAGACGGGCGTCCTCAAGGCGTTTTCCGTCGGATGCGAAGCCGTCCAAGTCATCGGGAAGATTGTCTCGAAAATCTTCCTCTATGAAATCAGTCTCGTTGACCGCCCCGCCGATCCTGGCGCCGTGGTCACGATGTTCCGCGCAGCCGCTCGGAACGGGATCCACAACCGGGGCTCCAGCCCCAAGGAGAAAACCATGTCCGGAAAAAGCCGGGAAGAGCTGGTAGCCGGGAAGCCCCCGGCTGTCGGAGCAGTGGGAGTGACGAGGGACGACGACATGAGCGACGCCGCCCCCGGTACCGTTGGCGGTGCCGCTGGATCGCCCCAAGAGGAAGCGGAAGAGGTCAACATCTTCGGCCTGCTCTCGCAGCACCTGAAGGCCATCGAAGACCTCGTCTCGACCTTGGACGAGCAGCACCAGGACGGGGGAACCACTCCGCAGGTCCTGGCGCATGCCCAGGACGCCCATCGGTGCCTCGGACGAGCCCTGATCGCCCACACCAAGGCCATGACCGCCTACGATCCCGAGGACGGCGAAGAGACCCCCGAAGGTCTCGACAACCCCGTCGAAGCCGGCGACCCGGAGGCCAAGGTCGAGAAGGACGTTCCCGCCGTGCCGCCCAAGCGTGCCGACGCTGGCCGTCCTGGCGTCTCTCTCCTCAAGCGCGGATCCAATCGCCGCGTGCAGGAGTTGGAGGCTCGCCTCGCGCAGCTCGAACGCCGCGCCCCGCTGACCCGCTCCATCCGTCCCGACGGATACCAGCCCGTCGTGGCCGGTGCCCAGCCGGTGCGGACCCTGGAGAAGGCCGAAGACCATGTGGAGATCTCTCGCAAGGATCCCACCGACGATGGATTCCCCAAGCAGGGAACCCCCGAATGGAACGCGCTCCCGGAAGCCATCCGGTTCGAGCGTGCGGCCATCCGCAACAAGAACCAGGAGCCGATTTTCATCGGCCGGAAGGGAGCGTAAGTCATGTCCGACATCCTCAACCTCACCGACGCGACTCGGGCCATCATGCAGCTCCAGCGCGCCATCACCACCTCCACGGGACTGAAAGCCTATGACCTCCAGGCCCCCGCGAAGGAACTGATCCCTCTCGTCACCCCCCTGCGGAACATGATCCCCCGCGTCAAGGGTATTGGCGACGTGGCAACGCAGTGGAAGGCCATCACCGGCGTCAACACCGCGCGGCTGACCCCCGGCATCTCGGAAGGCAACCGCAACGCCTCGTCCACCACGGGCGTGACCAACATGAGCGCCGTCTACAAGTCCATCGGCTTCGACGACAGCGTGACCGTGCAGGCCGATCTGGCCGCTCTGGAGTTCACCAGCCTTCCGGCTGACGTGCAGCGTCGGCTCCTGCTCTCGCTGATGATCTCCGAGGAAGCCGTCCTGTTCGGCGGGCAGTCGTCCTGGGGCCTTGGCCTTACCCCGACCCCCACCGTCGGAACGTCCACCACGGGCGGAAGCGTTGCCGCGGCCACCTACAACGTCTACGTCGCCGCGCTGACCACCGAGGGCCTTGCCTTGGCCGGTGGCGTGGGCAACTCGGACACGGCGGACACCACGCTGGCCCTGGTGATCCCCTACACCCGCACGAACATGGGCACCAGCTCGACCGACACCATCCCCGGTGGCGTGGCGCAGCCTTCTGCTGCGGGCGTCCAGATCACCACGGGCGCCACCAGCACGATCACCTGGTCCGTCCCTCCCGTCCAGGGTGCAGCGGCCTACGCGCTGTTCGTCGGCGTCGGTGCAGGCGCTCGTCTGTACGGCATCTACACCGTGGCCTCGGGAACCATCCTGCGCGTGCCCACCACGTCGCAGACGTTCACCACCATCCCGAACGCGGACAACAGCGCCAACCCGCTGGAGTTCGACGGACTGCTTGGCTTGATCGCCAAGCCTTCCTCGGGTTCGTACTTCCTGAACGGCACGGGCGCTTCGCTCACTTCCGACGGCGCCGCTGGCATCGTGGAGCTGAACAACGCCTTCAACTGGTTCTGGACGAACTGGAAGCTGTCTCCGACGGACGTGTGGTGCTCCGGCAACATGGCGCAGTCGATCGACAAGCTCATCGTGGCCAACTCCGGCGCCCCGATCCTGCGCGTCGATGCGGCTCCTGGTGGCGACCTGTCCATGGGACGCCCCAAGCGCACCACGGCGGTCCTCAACAAGATCACCAACGACGACGTTGTGCTGCACGTTCACCCGAACTGCCCGGACGGAACGATCCTGTTCTCCTCGGACAAGGTCCCGTTCCCCTCGGCCAACATGGCGAACCCGGTGGAAGTCCACTACCAGCGCGACTACTTCGCGATCGATTGGCCCATGACCCGTCTCGCCTACGAGTACGGCGTCTACGCGGTCGAGACCATGGCGATGTACGCGCCCGGTGCCTTCGGCGCGATCCAGAACGTCCATCCCTAGTTCAAAACCTGGGGCGGTGGACAGCACGCCGCCCCTTTTCCTTTCGAGGTGCATCATGGGACAGTTCTACACCACCCCCTCCACGACCTACAAGCACGGGGACCAGACATTCGAGTCTCAGTCTTCCGGCGTCCTGACGGTTCCTGACGAACTCGACCCGGTGTTCCGGAACGTCCACGGATTGGCCTCCTGGTTCCCTGCGTCGGTCCAGAACGGCACGCCGATCCCGGTGGAAACTTCCGTCGCTGTCGAGCCGGCCGAGCACGAGGCGGAAGCCTAGTCCATGTCGCTCATGTACCTCTCAACACTGGCGAGGGTTCGCCAGGCCTGCAATCTGGGGGTTTCGACGGTCGCCGCCGATCCCGATTTGATGCAGTGCCTGGCCGCGGTCTCGACAGCGTTTCAGACGTACATGAGTCGATGGATCCAGGTCACGCAGTACGTCGAGCCCAAATGGGCGAACCCGTCGGGGATTTCCTACCTCGCTGGGGCGCCCGTTCGCTCGATCTCCAAGTTCGAGTACTTCAACGGCGGTGCCTGGGTCACGCTCAACCCTTCGCAGTACTACTTCGTGGACGAAAACGAGCTGCACTATCCCCGCTTGTCGAATAGGACCCCGCTTCGGATCACCTACATCGGCGGGATGGCCTATTCCGTGGACACCTCGCTGGAATGCCTCCAATCGGTGACGGGCACGCCAACGGTCGGCGAGGCGTTCACGTCCGTATCGGGGACCACGGGGAAAATCGTCTCCTTCGATCCCGTGGGCATGACCGCATCGATCCAGATCGCGACAGGTGGATTGACCTTCCAGGACGTTCTGACGGGATCGACCAGCAGCGCCAATCTGACCCTGGGAGAGACGATCCAGGAAAGCATCCTCTCGGACTACGCGGACCTCGCCAAAGCCGCCGACATGCAAGCCGCCTACATGTACTCCCGGCGCAATAGTTTGGGCCGCACGGCGACCACCAGCGGCTCCGGGACGAGCACCTTCGAGAAGGATTACGCACTCCTGCCTGGCGTCATTCAGATCCTGGAGTACTACGATCCCCAGGCGGTCATCTGATGGATTTCCAGTTCGACTCTTCGGGAATGGGCAAGCTGGCTCCGGGATTCCGGAACGCCTTTTCCAAGCTCTACAACGCGTCGCACGCATGGGCCATCAATGAGCACCGGACGTTTGTCCAGACTCACCTTTCGGGCCGTCCTGGCCTCAAGCGGTGGTCCGGTGACCTGACGCGGTCCTTTGTCCCGATCTTCGAGACTGCTCCGGATTCTGTCCGATCCGGTTTCCGCTTCCTTCCCCGGATGAAGACGCCCGACGGCGAGATCGCCAACTACGCGGGCATCCATGAGACAGGCGGAACGGTTCGGCCGAAGAGCGGCAAATGCCTCGCCTGGCCGGTCCAGGATGGCCCCGCCATGACCAGCGGAGGACGCGCGAAGTTCCTCGGGCCTCGCCAGTACCCGGGGAAGCTGTTCGTCTACCGAGCCAAGACCGGCAAACACGGGCTGTTCCTGGCTGAGTCCGTCGGGAAGGGCAAGAACGAAAAGCTCCGCATGGTCTACAACCTCGCCACCAGCGTCGAGATCCCGGCGCGGCTCGGGTTTGCGCCGTTCGCCACTGAGGCCAAGGTCCGCGGATCCGATCGGCTCCAGGCCGTGAAGTCCCAAGCCATCGCCGAAATGAACGCGGGCACGCTATGAGTTCGCTTCCCTACATCGAGCAGGTCGCGCAGAACATCGAGACCACGATCACCACCGTGGCACGGGTCGCGAACGGCTACAACTACGATTGGTTTCCCGAGCAGGTGCTCCAGCTCAAACAGGATCTGGACACCAACTCCCTGGTGGGACCGCTTCGCCCGACCGCTTCCGTGTACTGGTCGGAATACGATCAACGCCAGCAGGGGGACGAGGCGAACTACTCGCAGGTGGAGGTGCACGTTCACTTCCACATCGACGTGTGTGTGGCGATCCAATCGAGCTTCCGCACGGAGATCACCGCCGCCCTTGCCGACATGGAGAAGGCCATCATGAAGGACATCTCCCAGGGCGGAGCGTGCATCAACACGTTCACCCAGGGCGCGACGGCGTTCTCCCAAACTCCCAACGGCCCTGCCGACGCATCGCTCCATTTCGACGTGGTGGTCCGGCACGCCGCGAACGATCCTTCCGCCGAATACCAGACCACCTACAACTAGGAGAGACAGATCATGTCCGTTTTCCACAAGTCGCGCCGAAACCTGTTTCTCCTCAAGGAGACGACTCCCGGCACATGGATGACCGCCGCTTCGGTGTTCACGGCCGCGAATGCCAAGACCCCGTACCGCAACATCAAGATCAAAGCCGGAATCAAGGAGGTGGAGCGCAACATCGACGGCTCGACGCTCCTGTCTTCCTTCTCCCTGTTTTACGGCGAGAATGCCGAGATCACCTTCGACACCGACGACTACACCTCGGGCGCGGCCGGCACCGTTGTGGGTACCACCGCAGGCGTTGGAATGGACCTCCTCTGGCAGGCTGGGTTCTTCGGCCCGGCGACCATCGTCGCCTCCACCAGCGTCACGCGCCAGCAGAACAGTTCTGCGATGACCAAGATGTCTGTGGGCGTCGAGCTGATCTCGGAAGACGGGACGACCTCCTGGCGCATCGGTATCGCAGGCGCTGCGGTCACCGCGATCAAGGAGGATTTCACCGTCGGCGCCCAGGGCGTCATCCATTGGACCATCAAAGGAAAGATCGCCTACGAATCCGCCCTCCCGGTGTTCGGCCTGGCTGGCACACCCGTGGCGATCACCACGCGGGACACGGTCCTCGGGAACCTTCCGCAGTTCAAGGGCCTTTCGTTCACGGTCGGAGGCGTCTCGCGTCTGATATCCAAGCTCTCCCTGGATTGGGGAATCTCTGCCGATGAAGAGACGGACATCACCGACCAGACATCGATCCAGCGGTTCATCCTTTCGAGCCTCAAGCCGACGCTGACCATTGATCCTGAGACGACTCCCAGGGCCACCGCCGACGACTTCACCAAGTTCTTCGCGGGCTCCGCCGAGTCGATCTCGTTCGCCCTCGGAACCGGCGCAGGCAAGGTCATCACCTACACGCTAGGATCGGCCCAACGGAAGACGGCCACCATCGGGGAGCGGTCCTCGATCACCACGTCGGAGCTTGTCTTCCGGCTCAACAAGGTCACGGACGCTGGCGACGACGCCATCATCCGGGCGGAAACCTAAGAGGCCACCATGGGCACCACGACCCCCCTTCTGTTCGGTGTCGATCCAGACGAGACATGGGACTACATCCCCGAAGCGGCACGGGAGGCGAAACTCTCTTTGCCATCGTTCACGCTTCGGGCGCCGTCGCTGTCCCTGGCGACCAAGCGCGCGAGTCTGCTCTCGAAGAAGCGTGCCGCCATCCGCACCGAAGTGCCAGGGGTGGCCGAGGAGCTTTCGGAGCTGTTCGGCGACAAGTGGACCAAGCCGGGCGACGACGCCGCCGCAGACATCAAGGCCAAGTTCCTGGAACTGGTGGGAGTCTGGGGCAAGGCCTGGGGCAAGGTCACCAATGACATCGAACCCGAACAAACCGCCATCGATGCTGAGTACCTCTCGACCTGCGTGGCCGGATGGAATGGACTCCAGTCCAGGACGGAAAAGGATTTGGACTTCGGTCGGCTCAAGGATCGGATTCCCGAGGTCCTTCGCGGATCGCTCCGGGAGGAGATCATCGGGGCCATCGATCGGGGCGCAACCCTGACCCTTGAGGAAAACGAGGGTTTGCCCTCTACGCCAGCGTCCTAAGCGGCCTCACGCTGGCGGCACCGGGTTTCGTGGTCGAGTGCGAATGGATCGGATCGGAGGGAAAATGGAAGAGCGAAATCATGGACCCGACGGAGAAGATCGACGACTTTGCCCGATTGGTCGGGAGCATGTTGCGACGGTGGGAGAAAGCGGGATGCATCGGGGTCGGCGGGTATTGGCGCGAACCCCCTCGCGCTTTGCGTGCCGTCGAGTGTCTGAGCGGGCTGATGGCGCAATGCAAGAGCCGAATAATGGAGAGGGTTAGCGGTGGCTGAAGAGCTGAATTTTCAGATCGTCATCGGCGGCGAAGCAGCGACCCAGAAGGCCATCGAAGACCTGACGGAATCCGTTCAAGGGAACATTGAGAAGCTCCAGGCCCAAAAAGCCCTCCTGACCGACTCCGGCTTCCAGGCCGCGCAGGCCGAAGCCGCCAAGCTGAAAAACGAGATCGAAGAGATGACCAAGCCCGCCCACGCGACCGGCTTCCAGGCATTGGGCAGTGGGATCAAGAACGCGGCGAACGAGATCCCTGCACTGTCTTCGGGTATTGGAGGCTTCTCCAGCGCTTTGGGCATCCTAGCGAACCCGTTGGCCCTCCTGCCTGTCGCCCTCGCTGGTGGGGCCATGGAGATGGCTCACATGGCTTCCGAGAATGCGGAGCTTGTGGTCCACCTCAAGCACCTTTCCGCGTCCACAGGCCTGACGGTCAACGAGCTGTATGGCCTCCGTCTTACTGTGAAGCCCCTGGGCATGGACGTGGACCAAGTGGCCGGATCGATCTCCCGAATGGAGATGAATCTCGGGAAGAACGGGAAGGCCATCCGAGAGCTTGGGATCACATCCAAAGACCCCATCGAGGCTCTTGCCCAGCTTGCCGACAAGTTCGCGGCCACCGAGGACCCGATGGAGCGGGCCAAGCTCGCGTCCGCCGCCCTTGGCCGGTCGTGGAAGGACTTGGCGCCGCTCCTGGAAGAGGGTGGCGCATCGCTGCGGTCCATCGAGGGAGAGAACAAGCTCTCTGATGCGGATGTTGCACGATACGAAGGGATACATAATACCCAAATCGAGATGGCGAAGGAGTGGGAGGAGATCAAATTTGATATCGGGGATCTCGCTTCCGGGCCGTTGCTTGCCACCGAAAAGGGATTCAAGAGCATCCTGGACACCATTCGCGAAATTCACAAGAGCGCGAAAGATGATTTGGCGAACGATGTCCATTCTTTGGAAGATCATGAAAATTCATTCTTGACGCGATTGGCTATGCTGGTGTCCCCGAAACTTCGCGGGGCGATGATCGCGGATATGACCAAGAATCCCACAGAGGGATTGGGTCCGAAAGCAGCCGGCAAAGGTGCTGGGGCTGAAGGACTTTCCGAGGAGGATCAAAAAGCCATCGACGACGCTGAGGCATTTAAGCAAAAGATGCTCGATGAGCAGGTGATTGCGTCCGCTTCCGCAGATCAAAGGGAAATCGTCGCAGCGCGGATCAAGTACAAGAATCTCGCGGATCAGTATTCGGATTATGCGGATGTCGTCAAGGCGATTCGGTCGCGTGAATCCCAGGAAATCGCGCAGATCATTGCCAAGCAAGGTGCAGCACTCGGAGCGCATGCCGATTCCGAATTCGAGAAGGCCACGGGCGGCACCTACGCCGCATTCCAGCTAGCCAATCCGAACGGAATTGAAGCGGACGGTCCTGGGCGCGGGAACAGCGTCACCAAAGGAATGCAGGCCAAGGATGCCGAAGACCAAAAGAAATTCATCATGGAGGCTACGGACGCCAAAGCGGAGTCCGCCAAGATCACGATGAATTGGGACAAGGCCATCGCCGACGCCCGGAAGAAAGAGCACGACGAGCAGGTCAAGCAGATCACCGAGGAAGCGAACCTCGTCCAGGGGTTCGCGGCCCGCGAACTCGCGACCGCGATGCAAGGGAAGCTCACCGAGAAGAAGCTGCAGCTGGACCTCCAGAACGAGGCGATCCAGCAGATCGCAGAGCGGTCCACCAAGTGGCTCGAAACGCAGATCCTCCAGATGGCATTTTCCGAGACGGCGGCCACCACCTCGACCGCGAACTCCGTGGCAGATGCGGCGGTCGTTTCGACGGCGTGGGCACCCGCTTCCATGGCAGCATCCATCGGTACGTTCGGGGCGGCAGCAGGCACGGGCGAGGCGTCCTGGTTCCAGGCTATGGCATCCGGCACGGCATTCGGTGCGCACGCGGCGGGTGGATTCGCGTTCGGCCCCTCGATCTTCGGCGAGCGCGGGCCCGAAGCCGGAACGCCTATCGTGCCCATGCAGATCACCACCGCATCGCACACGACCAACAACACGGGGGAGACGCACTTCCACTTCCACGGGTACTCCGTCGAGCAGATCGCGTCCATCCTTCCGCGCGCGCAGGCCACCCAACTTCGCTCGCGTGGGCAGACGAGCCGGTCCGGCAGATGAGCCTCGGTTCCATCGTCTGTTCTGCGGGAACGGCCCAATTCGAGGGCATGGAGCGCGACCTCACGCTGACCCCTGACATGGGGATTCTCTGGGGCGATTCATTCGGTGGACCTCCGGTGCCCGTCTCGATGTGGGGGACCTCCACTTTTGTCCACGACACGGTGGATTTCCAGTTCACCGCTTGGACCGGGCAAACCAACGGCGGAAATATCGAAGCCTTCCTGCCCGGATACGCTCCGGGGTGGAAATTTGACCTCTGGCTCCCCGGCGCCCCCTCTGTCGCGGCCTTCCCTGGATTCGGGAACTACGATGCGACCTCCCAGACTTGGCAGATCAAAAACGTCACCGGCAAGCCCCTGAACAGCATGGGTCAGAAAGCTCCCGTCGTTCCGCTCTGGGGCTACAAGTTCGACTGCCACGCAGCGGCGAGCGGCTACGGTTCATGGCTGAATGAGCGGGGAGCCATCTCTCCGGTCGCGACATCCGTCCCTGCGCTCCTGGCTCACAAGTTCGTCGCGCACCAGATCCAGGATTGGAGCCTTTCGGCCACCCCGCTTCCCATGCAATCCGGCGTCGTCTACACCGGGGTTCAGCACGGGCGTCGTCGCGATGCTGCGGTCATGTTTGACCACTGCACGGCGGCGGATATGGACGCGCTGATCCTTTGGTATCGGTACCAGGCCGTAGGTGCGGGTCCGTTCACGCTGGCCACTACCGTTCCGTTCGGCCCTGGCCTCTCGCCGTACTCCTGCCAGGCGTGGCCCACAAAACTTACCGTGACCCGCGTGGCGGGCTACTGGGAGGCCAAATTGGAGATGTCCCTCTATGCCTAGCGGCGGCCTGCTCATCCAAATCACCATGATCTACGCGCCGTCTGGAATCGGCTTGCCCTGGATCGGATACGGTGGGACCCCGCAGATCATCGGGTTCACGTCGGCGGACAACGACACCACGCAGACGCTGGACGGGACGAACGCGATCATTTTCCAGCATGGCGTCCTGAACACTGACGCCATCGAGCGCACCAATGCTCTCGATATCTCAGGAGGCAAAGGGGGGCTCGCCACGGCGCTTTCCGGGGCAATCTCGATGTGGGACCCCACTGGCACCGCCGCCGCCGCGTGGCTGGCCGGAACACTCCCCCTCCTGAATGCCACAGTCTACCGGGCGTGGATGAACTCGGCGGGCACGATCTACAAGCAGGATCAAATGATGATCCAAGCCGTGGACCCCTCGGGCGGCAAGATCACATGCAAACTCGATTCCTTGCTTTTCGTCAACACGCCCCAGCTTTCCCGGACCAGGGTCGCAACACAGATCTCCGTGGATCCCTACGATCCACAGAATCCAGTGGACCCGAATTATCAATTAACAGCACCAGTGACGCAGATTGCCCAAAATGCCGGATTCTCTTTCGGGTCACGGCGCGTAACGCTCAAATCCATAAATCCGCTCGTCGCACAAAAGATCCCAATGTTTGGATGGGGAGCATATTACTCGGGTCCGCTATCGGCGCTCAACGTGAATCCTGTTGTAATCACCACTGCGACACTGTATCACAAACCGGGAACGGTGGATGTATATCAACATTCAGGGACATTCGTTTCAACGCTGGCATGGTTGGATTTCGTATTGGAACCAGACTTCGACAGCTTCAACTATCCAAACGGCTCAACAGATCTCGCCAACCTGAAGGCCAGAATCCTGCAATTTGTGAACGCGGGATATCGAATCGTGGCATCGGACGGAACGTGGTTTGCTGATTTGAATTGCGCGAACTCCTGGACAACGACGGCCGCAGACTTTCGTTTTGAAAATGGCGCAACATATCAAATATGCGGAAACCTTTTGATCGGAGATATGACCGATAATCATTCTCCAACAAATGTGGAACGAACAATCATGCGGGCCATTGCGACAACAATCAACCCCGACAATTCCAACGGGCCGTACAATGTACCTCCGAGCGGATTGGATCCCACCCAATGTTGTCTCTACGCCGTCCCGTCGCAGCTTGCGGTTTCCGGGAATCAAACGAATTTCCGGGGCCTTGGATCTGATCCTCTGGTTGGCGTTACGAACACTGATACGGCGACATTCGGGATTCAAGCTGTGGTAGACGGATCCTCTGGTGTAGTGATCGCACAGACGCCCCAAAGCTCGCCGGATGGATACATGGCGGCGGCACCGATCATCAATGCGCACATCAGGATCTATCCGGGGGGACCTGGATTGACGCCGAACGCACAGAGTTACGCTGATTCGGTATTCATTTGGGCGAATGATGATGCTGTTCTTTCGCTTACGTCTGTGGACGGGATTGGAAATACTAGCAACATCAACGAGAACCCGAATACGCTTGCGGCGACTCCGCAACTAACATTCGGTGTTACTGGATTGCATACTCCGGATGCGGAAATAATCATTGCGCTCATGCTCCAATTCATGGACATTGGGGCACAGTACGACTATTTCCAGGTATCTTCTAGTTTTGTCGCACAACTACAATGTCTAACAGGAGAGACATCTGGCGTCTATAACATCACGTTTGGGGTGATTGCTCCCGGAGAAACTGGAGATATTTATCAAGGCGGGATTCCTCAAAACAGCATCCTAGTGAGTTTCGTTGGAGGCGTATCCGGGGAAACGCACAATTTTTCGATTGTAAAACAAGCAAGCCCGCTTCCCGTATTCGATTGGATGAATGCGACAAAGAATTTCTCCGATCTACAGGGGAAATGGGGAAATGGTTCAGCCTATACGGGCCGCGCTGGGATCCGGGTCTATTTGAATGAGGATTCCGTCCCGTCCACCGCGCATCTGAACGCGCACCTCGCTCTCCGGGATATGATTTTGTGGGGATTCAAGAAAATTTCCGGGTCGAATCCTGACGTGGTGGTGTGGCCTTTCGGTGTGACCGATCCCGTCGTCGGGTTCGCGGACTACGGGGACCCTGCGACGCTCCTAGGGGTTGCGGGGAACAAGACCTACCGAGTGACGCCGATCGATTACGATCTCGCGTGGAACCTGCTCCAGGACCTCACCAGCGACGCAGACGGCCTGAACACGCTCCAGGGTGTAGCGAGCTTGAAGTGCAACTACGGGCATCCCACAGGCTACGTCGCGGCCGTCGGGACCAATGACTCCGGAAATGTCTACATCTGGCTCGGGCCGGCGAGTGCGCCGGGCGTGCTGACCAAGATCCCATGCCCCTACACCTACTCCGGAACCGTCTCGTTCTTCGGGGGGGACACACCCAACGGGACCACGGGGACGCCTCCAGGAACCGCCTTCTGGGTTGGGTTCTCGGACGGATCGATTGCGAAATTCATCCCATCCTCCCCAACGGCTGGCACCTGGACGAATCTTGGATCCGCAGTGGCTGGAGCCAAGGTGAACGGGTTGGCGTCAGACGGGTCGAGCGCATGGCACTTCGTGCTCCAGAACGGGCACATCTACGAGTGGAACGGGTCCAGCGGGTCCAATGTCTCTGTGGACTCCTACCTCAACGGGATTGGGTATGAGATCTCGACCAGTGCATTCCTGGCGGTCGGTGCGTCTGGCGTCTGGCGGAAGACCTCCGGGGCCTACGCGCTCGTCCATGCGCGGACTTTTGGATTCCCATTCGTAGCCGCGAACAACGGTGCTGTGGTTGTGATTTCACAGATCCTAATCTCGCAGTCTACAGATGGCGGGGCGACCTGGGTGGACTTGCCGAATTTGATAATGGAGAACAGTTACGCCGGTTTGGCGGTATTCCAGGGGGCGTCTGGGGCTTCAGGGTATCTTGGTCACACTATCGCCTTCCAGGGGTCATCTTGCGCCCTCTCTGCCGCCACGACCGATTTCTCCCGGTGGATTCCTTGCGGCAATACAACCCCAGAGATGGTCCTGGAATGGGTCCGGCAGCGATACCTCGGTGGAGCAAATGGGTACAATCCACTCCAGCTAGCATATGGCCTGACGCTTGTGACAGATGGCGTATTCGGTGCAACCTTTGATCCGCCAGCACCAGACCAGGAAGGTGTTCGTGTTGACCAGGCAATCGAGCAAATCTTCTCGGAGTTTTGGTATTTTGCCGGGGAGAACGCATCGTCCCTGGTGGATGGAAGCGCCGACGTTATCCAACAAGCGCTTCCTGATCTGGTCCCCGGTGATCTTGTGGACGTATGCACGCTCTTGACCATCAATTTCCAGAAGTGGGCAGGATCCTACCTCCGACAGGCCTACATCCGGAACGTGGATGTGGCGTGGGATCCGACGCGCCCAACCTTCTTTTTCAGCGGATGGGATCCGGATGGGTGGAACGCTCCCGCGAACTCGCCGTACACCTCGACGCAAGGCTATGCGATCTGGCTGGCCTGTCGAACCGCGTACCAGCAAACCGGCATCCTTTTCGAGAAGTCGTTGAATTATGACACGATTCACGACCCATGGTCACTCGGGCAATCCTGGAGTGGGACTGTTGGGTTCTTTGGTGCCCGAATCAACTGGCTCTGCAAGCAACCACGGTACCTGAAGATCACCGTCTTTGGGAATGATTCCGCTTCCGCCCTGGCGAACGCTGGGTGCTTCTACAAAGCAAACCAGACGATGCTTGCCATGCGCGGGCTGTCCGTCCCCACCTACGGGATCGTGACGCACGCCAGCCACAACCTGGGAACCGGGATCCACCAACTCGAAATCGCCTTCCAGCCAGCATGAGGCACCCTATGAAAATCCTTCTCCTCCTGACTTCTGCGGCTCTCGCCGGAAACATCTGCAATGCGCCGATCGTCTGCACGGGGAACGAGATCTCCCACAGCACCCGGGACGGTGACCTCCATGTTCCTCCGACGTTCGGCGTGGCAACTGGTTGGGTCCTGACGAACCAGGGAGGGAGCGGGGCTGCCGCATGGGCGCCTCCCGACTCCTCCGGAGGCCTCGACAGCAACGCGGTGAACGGGTTGATCGGGGACTCAATGACCATCGAGCGTGCCCGGGTGCCGGACAGCGCCCGCGCCTCCCACATCGCGGACACGGCGAAACGCTCGGGGTGGGCGCTCTATGCGGACTCGGCTCGCGTATCTGGTGGCGGGGGAGGCGGCGGATCGGGCGGTGCGATCTACTCCAGCTCGACGCCGATCACGGTCGCCACAACCACGCTGACCAGCCTCACGCCCTCCATTCCGACGATCCCGAGCGCGAACCAGGGGCCCGGCTTCGTCTACGCGCTTGAATGGGATGGTACTGGATCCTGGGCCACGCTCGCTAACACGCTGAACCAGACCGTTTCCATGGGCGGCACGACACTGGTCTCCTGGACGCTTGCCGGGACCACGGTTCCCTACCTGCAAGCGGGCGGTGCGGTGAAATTCCGGACGGACCTCCGCGTCTTCGCACAGACCGCCATCGGCGCAACGGCTACAGTCAAGGTCAAGGGCTTCCTGGAGGTTGACGGCGGCTACTACCAGGGGCACCCGATCTACCAGCGCCTCAACGTGGACGAGGTCGCGACGGTCAATACCACGGCGGCGAACATCCTTCAGGGGTCCGTCCAGTGGAGCGCGGCCGGGGGCAACACGCTGACCATGGACCAGATCGCGGAGTGGTTGGTCACCACACATACCACGGCATCCTTCCCGCCATCGGGGACGGCTTCTGGGGATCTCTCGGGGAGCTATCCAGGCCCCATCGTCTCAGGATTGTTGGGGCACTCGCTTGGATCTTTGACGGTCGGGTACCCCAACTGGA